TTGTGGCTTTAGGTCCTAACAGTGTTTTGGCCACATAGTCAGGATCCATGCCGCCATCTACCAGCTGGTTTGTTGTGCGGCTGAACATGCCGTTGGCACCCACCTTGAGTCCCAGTTGTTTGGCAATTGAACTCATCAGCACATTGCGGTTCATGCCCTTGTAAGCAGAATCTTCTGAACCACCATAATAGAACTGTCCCCAATCCAAGTTAGGGAAGAACATGAAGTCTGTTTGCACATACCCGTTTTGAGGATTGCCATTGATGGGTGTGCGCAGGTGTACTTCGCCACCTTTCTTTACCCAGGCCAGGGGATCTTCACCGTGGCTTACTGCCCATTGTGTTAGTTTGGCTGTGAGTTGTTCTTTGCTTATCTCACTGAGATCTACTGCCATGTCCATGTCGCCCGATGTGGGTTTGCGACCAGTTGAACCCAACCAACGTTCACGTGGGAATTCCAAGCCTGTAAGTGCTTCCAACCACTGCACTGTGGCTGCTACATCGCTTTGGTTGATACGTCCAGTTAAAGGATTACCATCAGCATCTTTGAATACGTTGCCACCTTCTAACAATCTCATTGTGTTTGTCCTTGTTTCATTCGACGATATAGTTCTTTACTGGGATCAAAATTCTTACTCCAAATCAAGGATTCAGCCATAGCTGGTGCAGGTTTTTTAACAGGTTGATTCATGCCAGGCAGTTTCATTACATTGGCATAGTTAAATCCTGCAGGCGCTATTGCAGGTACCGAAGCAGGTGCTATTGCAGGTGCTATTGCAGGATTTTTTTTGTATAAATCCAAAAGACTTCGCTGTTCGGGCGCCATCTTTTGTACATTTGCAACTATGTTGTTTGTATTAAGTTGCAGTTTTCCTGTGTTGAGTTTGCCAGCTGCCAGTGCAATTTGTTTTGGGTCAAGAGGCAATTCAACTCTTTGACCATTCAACGTTCCCAGTCGAGCCCATTCTTTAGCTATTTCAGTTGCAATTTCATTTTCTGCTTTTGCTATACTAGCTGTGCCTTTATTTTGGCCGGCTGCTATCTGGCCATACTTGCTGTATCGACCTTGCTGAGCAGCAGGAACGCCAGCTGTGTCCAATATTTTGTTGGCAAAATATTCTGCGGTATTAAGCGGCAACTTTGCTACTCCTTTGGCTTGGTCAACTGCATAGTTTACTACTGGCTTGACTGTGTTAACTGCTCCTTTGGCAATATTGGTAGCAACACCTTTGAGGATGCCTTCGTTTGTTTTGCGGCGTGCGATTTCATGTATCTGCATTTGTTCTTCTCACTGATCTGGCAAACTTGCCCGAGTCTCTGGTACGGATGGCATTTAGCAATTTACGTTGTAGATTTTCCGCTTGGTCAACTGGAAATTCTGTGTCAATTTGTTCTAGCAATCTAATAGCATTTGCAATAAGTGTGGCCGCACGGTTTTCAATCAACAGGCGGCGATCACGCTCGATGTACAGATCGTCTAATTCTTCTAATAAACTGCGGGTGCGTTTTTGCATCTGCTTTTGGGCCTTTGAATTATTTATTTAAATTTACACATACAACTTGGTAATTAAATACCCTATGAACAACTGCTTTTGCGTTTTGCCTTGGTACAGTCAGGAACTAGGATTGGAAAATACTCCCTGTTGTTTGTTGCCTCATAATCACAATATCAATCAAATAAAACAAGATTTACTCAGTGGTGTTCAAACTGCGGCTTGCAAAAAATGTTGGGATATAGAATCTACAGGAAACAAAAGTCGTCGACAATTTGAAAATGAATTTTTAGATTATAAATTAAACAGAGATTTAGACAAAATTCAACAAGATTGCGTAGACTCAAAACATCAAATTTTACTTTATCAAATAACCACTAGCAATCTTTGTAACCAGGCATGTGTCAGTTGCGATAGCGGTGCATCAACTAAATGGGCGCAGGTCGAAAAGCGTATGAATATAATTTCTGCTCCGCAATATCAATTTAATTTAGACTCTGCAAACATCAACTATGATTCAGCAGAACGAATTAGTTTGCTAGGCGGTGAACCACTGTTTGATCCTAAAACGTTTGAAATACTGCAAAACTTAATTGACCACAACAACACCAGTTGTTTTATATCATTGATTACCAATGGCAGCATCCATTTGAACGCAAAACAAATAAACTTGTTAACACAATTCACTAATTTGAACATCTGCATCAGCATTGACGGTGTTGGTCCTGTGTTTGAATACATGCGATGGCCGGGAAAATGGAGCAATCTATTAGAAAATATCGAACAGTACAAATCCATAACAAAAAATATCAACGTAAGCTACACCATCAGTTCATTGAATGCTATGTATTACAATCAAACAGTAAATTGGTTCCAACAAAATAATCTAGTGTACAATCATAATGTTGTTTCTAGTCCAATATGGCTGTCTTTATCACAAATGCCAATCAAATTAAAACAATACCTAAAACAACAAGACAATTATATCACAATGCATTGCAACTTGACTGGGAACGAAATTTCATTAGAAACACTAACACAAAACATTATCAAACAAGATCATGCAAAAAACATAAACATTAGAGATTACATGCCTGAAGTGGCTGCTGTTATTTTTGATACTGTATAAATTCAGCAATAGTAGGAAATACTGTTACCATATCTAAGTTTCTGCGATGATCGTTTTTTTGCAATTCTTTCAAGATTCTTGGTAAGTTGTGTTGGTGTATTCCTAAAATTCCCAATTGTTGTATCCAAGGCTGGCAGTAATTGTTAATGGACTTAAAATGTTGAATCATTGCAGCAGGCATACTCTCTAATCCGTATATTCCAAATGCTTGATGTGTGTATATTTCTATGTCATCACCAAACACAGATTTTGAAAAGTTTTGTTTTTGCCAATTATACACATCATTGAGACTCAACACATTTAAAATACTGGCAGTCACAGTTAATGATAACATGCTGTTGTGAGGTAGATTTTTCTGCCACCAAAACAAATTTTCTTCAACTTCATACCATTTGGCAGGATATCGCAGGTACTCAAATTGCTTGCCAATACCATCTATGCTAAAACTTATTCTAGCAAATTTAAATTTTTCAATGAGTGTTTTAGTCGATTGATCAATACGCTGTGTGCCATTGGTATTGTACATCAGTTTAATTTGACTGACATCTACATGATCAACTAGGTGCTGTAATATTTGTTTATGAGTTAATGTCAAAAACGGTTCGCCACCCCACATGCGAAGTTCTTTCAACTTTGTCAAATCAAGTGTCTGCAATTTTGTTTTTATAAAATTATCTATGCTGGGTCTAACATTAACACCTTTGATTCCTAACTCATTTCTCCAGGTGGTACTTGATTCTGGCCCACATGTAACACAAGCCAAGTTACAAGTATAGTCAATGTTCACGTCAAGGTATTGAATGCTTGGATCGTATGTTTCAGCTCCGTGCGTTTCAAGATAACCCAACCGCATGCTTTTTTTATTTGTCTGTTCTTGAACAATGCATTTAGAACAAAAAGATGCAGGCAACGTGTTTTGTTGATTTTTCACACGCAGTTGAGTTAAGTCTGGATGGAAAAAATCAACTTGATCAGAAGTTTGAATCAACTGATCAGCCCAACAACACACTGAGTACGACAACGATTGTTGATTAATACCAGCCAATATTAGCCCATGATGTATCCTAGGACAGTATTTGCTCACGACGTTTTGATCTTACCTAGCAATTGTTTGAGCTTGGCACTTTGCACATCAGCTGTGACTTTGGGTGCTTCTAACTCAAAACCTTCCTTGGCTTGGGGTCGCTCCCAAGATACAGACTTGGCATCGTCTGCGGCAGCACTAACCTGGCTCTTTGCTTTGATCGAGTCCATGATACTTGTACTGGGCTTTTTGCTGAACACGTTTTCGTTATCATCCCCGCCTTCATCAGTAATGCGCATGGTTTCAATGTTGTACTCCAAATCAATCTTTTGACCAACGCCGGTCGAGCTTCGAGACTTCATACACTGGATCTGATACTTGCCACGCTCTTTCATTGCACGACTTGTAAAAATACCAAACACATTATCTGCTGTGTTAATTTTAGAGATACCACCCGATATGTGTGAGTGATCAAATTCAATTTCTTCCACAGCGGATCTGTTCAACTGCGATGCAGTTACCATTAGGATTCCTAGCTCTTTGGCTAAATTACGGAGTTCTTCTGACACATACTTGTCTTTCACAAACAAGTCATTGGGCGAAACTTTGGCACTGACAGGCATCAGCAAGTCCAAGTAGTCAATCATTACAAAGTCTACCCGCTTGCCTGTTTGAATTTGATACTCTTTCAAATAAGCACGGATGTCATTGATGTTTGATTGTGCTGGCAAGCCCTTGACCTGATAGTTGCCAGACTTCTTGGCCACCAGCTTGACCTTGAGCTCTGTGGTGTCTATGTCCTTGCGAATGTCCTTGGTGCTCATGTTGGTTAGCATGGCATCTGTACGCAATGACGTAAGTTCTTCACTCAGTTCTAGTGTGATATACACGCCACTAAGCCCTTGCTGTAGCCAGTTCAGTGCAATGTTCATCATGACCAAAGATTTGCCTGAACCAGATCCGCCTGCAAAGATGTTTAGTTCACCACGACTGAACCCACCATACAACAATCTATCCAGTTGTGGCCAGCCTGTGCTTACTTGTCCACCTGAGTTGAAGTACTTCTCAATGCGACTCTTGGGATCAGCAAAGTAGTCTGTGCCCATGTCTTTGGTGAGTGATATCTGTACTGCATCTTTGATCAGCTTTTCCACAGGATCATAATCACCTTTTTCCAACAGGTCTGCGGCTTTTAAAATAGCTCGCTCTAGTTCTTGTCTTCTTGTAAATGCTTCAAACTCGCCCATGAACCAGTCAAAGTGTCCTTCGTTCAAATCTGGGACAGCCAACAATTTAACGCCAGTGGTAGCTAATATCTGTGTGCGCTCTGGTAGGGTCTTGTGTTTGTCTGAGTGTTCTTTAATGAACTCGGCCGCAGGTCTCAAACTTTTGTCAAAGTTTTGTGGATTGTAGATGTTCTGAACACGCACATAGCTCTGTGCATCTTCCAACATCATTTCTAGAAATAGACGTTGTACGTCAAGCCCGTAGTCTTTTAACACTTTTTTTGTTTCCTATCTATATTATCGTAAACTTCCACATCAACAATTTTTTCTGCTTCTTCTTGAGACAATCCTTGATTGAGCAATTCTTGTATTCTTTCTGCATAGTATTTTCTTGCAACTATATGCGGCGGAGGTGTTGTTACTTTGGTATATAAACAAATATCAAAATCAAGATGTCTTAAGATTTCTGGGGGCGTATTAATACTAGATAGTTGGTTAAACAGCTCGAGCTCCTCAACAGTTGATTCATTGATCTTGTTAGAGTTAATTAACCAAGTTGCTATTTTTTGATCTATATTTTCATTGTGCTTTGCTAATATATTCAGTGTGTATTTTTTATGGTCAAGGTTAGTATCAATTGGAATCCAATGCACCAATTTGGCGTTGTCACCTAACATTCTATGCAGGGTGTAACTGTGTGCTTCTACACTAGTGAGATTGGCTAAAAATCTTAATCTTTCTGGATGG